CATGTAGAAACCCATTTCCAAAACTCCTCTTTTTTATTTGGATATAAAGTTAAGTGACCTGCTTTTGTACTATCACGTTGGAAAAATCTTGTTAAAGCATGACCACGGTCAATTACACTAAGATAATCAGCATAATTTAATATTTCTATAAAATCATTTGGCGTTGGAGTTGCAGTAGCTACAAATCTATAATTAACATTTCTAAAGTGATTTAAAACATAATTTGTAGTTTCTGTTTTTAAGTTTCTAAGTATTGATGCTTCATCAAATGAAACCCCGCCAAATAATTCAGCTGTTACATCGCCTTTTCTAATACGCTCATAATTTGTTACATAAATTATATCAGAATTTACAGTATCAACAATATCAGAATCAGTAATGTATTTTATTGATTTTTCAGGATATAAAAATTCTAAATCATCTCTAAATTCTCCTACTACGCCAAGTGGCATAACAATTAAAAAAGGCTTTTGAGTTATGCGAGAAACCTGTACTGCTATTTCAAGTTGCATCATTGTTTTACCTAATCCAAAACTTGCAAATATAGCACGCCTGCCGCCTGATATAGCCCAATGCACTATATCGCGTTGGTGTGGCAATAATTTAGGTGATAGCGTTTTAATGTCAATGTCAGTTCCGTAGTCCTGAGCTATGACAATTTTACGCTCCAAAAATTCTAAATAATCATTCATAATTTTCAATGTTTTTTAGTTTTATAAAATTCGTTCCATTTACGCATTACAGCAGCTTTTAAGTCATCGCGATTCATAGCGTTTAATCCGTGTTTATTGTTTATGTATTCAATCGAACCTTTGTCTTTTAAAACCCTACTTTCAAATACAAAATAAACCCATTTGTCTTTGTGGCCGCGCTGAATTTTTAACTGCCATAGGTCTTCAAGTGTTCGGCTTTTTGCCTGTTCAGTACGTTTAACTTTCAATAGTTCATCTAAGGTAGTTTCATCTTTTACGGCAACGCCTGCAACCTGTTCAATTTCATTTACCTTTATAGGCTCAACAAAACCGCAGTAAGGACATGCAGCGTGTGTTTTTTCATAAGTCCTAAAGCATTCTGTACAATCTTTGTATTCATTATCAATCTGTTCATCGGTATCTTTTCGTTTTCGCTTTTGCATCCCTTCTAATGTCCATTCGCGTGTCATTAGTGGATGCCCGTGTAGTTTTTGATTGCCAACGTGGTCTAAAATTAAACAGCGTTCTTTGCCTTGCATCGGTCTTAATCCACGCCCTACTATCTGTAAATATAAACTAAGCGACATTGTACGTCTAAGCATGCCTACAACGCTAACCGCTGGTATATCTGTGCCCTCGCTTATTAAATCGCAAAACGTTAATATCTGAATATCGCGAATCGCGAACTGCGATATAATATTTTTAACTTCATTTTCGTCAAAAGTACCATTTATAGAAACTGCCTTAAAACCTGCAGCATTAAATGCCGCTGCTACATTATCAGCATGTTTAATATTTACACACGAATATATTGCAGCTTCGCCCGGTGCCAAACGTTTGTATTCTTCAACTGCATTGCCTGTAATCGCAGGTTTGTCCATTTCTTTGAATAGGTCATCAGCTTTATATTCGCCGTTTTTATCCTTTTTAATTTTAGTAAAATCCGCCAACGGTTTAAAGTTATAATATTCAGGCATCACTAAATTACCCATTTGTACCAATTCAGCAGGTAACGGTCCTAAAACTAAATCAGAAAACACATCGCCTAAGCCTTGTCCATCGCCGCGCCACGGTGTAGCAGTAACACCCAAAACATAAACAGAATCCGCGTAAAAATCCAAAATATCCTTCCATGTTCCAGCGTTTGCGTGGTGCGCTTCATCTATAATTAGTAAATCAGGCTGTGGCACTTCATTTAACCGATTCTTCAAACTTTGAACGCTGCAAACCTGTGCAGGTATATAATACTGTTTTGGTCTATTGCCTGCTATAAATCCATGCCTTAAGCCGTATCTTTTGCAACGTTCCGAAATCTGATTAACAAGGTTTTTTTTATGTACTAAGAAATAAACGCGCTTACCTTTGCTCACAGCTTCTAATGCCATATAAATAAAGGTTTCAGTTTTTCCGCCGCCCGTTGGTAATACAAATAGAACTTTTTTATTCCCCTGTTGGTAGCTCCCTCTTATATCGTTTACGCTTTTCAATTGATATGGCCTTAGCTGTATTGTGTTCATTTTCTAATTCGTTAAGCACATTTATTAAGTTTTTATAAAATACCAATGTTTGCGGTTCTATTTTTTTCCAATGCTCAACTGTTTGCCTGCCAACACCTGCACGCCTGCAAAGTTCCGATATGCTTATATCTAAGGCATCGCATCTAAGTAATAATTCAGTAAATGTTTTCATAAATTTTTTATTTTTTCGTTCAATTGTTATGCAAATATAAAAGTAATTTTTAATTTTGTGCTATTATTTAATAAAATATTTTTAAAATTTATGACAAACCAAGATTATCACAGTAAAACGAATTACATATCTAAGTCATTATTAGATATGATTCACAAATCACCAGCGCACTATAAGGCTTATCTTGAAGGCGAAAAACAGGAACCAACTGCAGCTATGATATTAGGTAGCTTAGTGCACGGTGTTGTATTTAACCAAAACAATTACGCTGTATTGCCCGAAGGATTGGACCGCCGTACAAAAGAAGGTAAATTGATTTATGACATGTTTATGTTAGCTAATAAAGGCACAGAACTAATAGTAACACATGAACAGTACGAACACGCCTTAAATATTAAAAACGCTGTTTATAGCCATGATAAGGCAGCGCTATTATTACAAAACGGTCAAGCCGAAACATCTATATTCGGTAAAATTGAAGGTTTAGATGCTAAATGTCGCGTGGACTTTTTGAATACTAAACATAACGTAATAGTTGACCTTAAAACAACAAATAGCGCTGCACCTGATGAATTTAGTAAATCTGTTTGGAATTATCGCTATCATGTACAGGCTGCGTTTTATATGGATTTAACCAAGGCTGAAAGATTCTTTTTTATTGCAGTTGACAAAGAAAAACCGTTTAATGTCGAACTTTATGAACTTGACCCCGAAGCTATAGAAAAAGGTCGTATCGAATACAAAAAAGATATTGAAACTTTAAAAAAATGCCTTGAAACTAATAACTGGCACGGCTATACTGAAGACAAAAAAATACATATTATTTCACTGCCTAACTGGGCTAAATAACAAACCATGAAAATATTAAATTTATATGCTTGTCTAGGCGGTAACCGTTATAAATGGAATGAAGTGAAAAATGATATTGAAGTTACAGCTGTTGAATTAGACCCTGAAGCTGCAAGATTATATAAAGAAAGGTTTCCTAATGATACAGTAATAGTTGCAGATGCTCACAAATACTTATTAGACCATTATAAAGAGTTTGATTTTATTTGGAGTTCACCGCCTTGTCCAAGCCATAGCCGAGCAAGATTTTGGAATAGTTCTAATTATGATACTACAACAGATGCTATTTATCCAGATTTAAAATTATATGAAGAAATATTATTTTTACAACATTATTATAAACATGGCAAATATGTTGTTGAAAATGTAATTCCATATTATGAACCATTGATAACAGCACAAAAAAGAGGTAGGCATTTATATTGGACTAATTTTAAATTACCTAATGATTTAAATGATAGACGAGTACAAGTTGGTGCAGGAACTGATGAATTAAAAAGGCTTTGTGATTTTCATAATTATGATTTTAAAAAATATGAAGGCAAACAATCTATTATAAAAATGGCTCGTAACCTTGTTGATTACGAAGCTGGAAAAACAATATTTCAAACAGCATTAGGAATTATAAATAAACAAAATAATAATCAAACAATTTTAGAATTTTAATAACAAACCACCATGACACAATTAACAAAACTTCCAACACTAAACGAACTTCTTACTGATAACGAAGACAGTTTAAAACAAAACGCGCTTACGGTATTATTGAACCAAGACCCGCCCGCAAAGTGGTTAGTGCAACATCCTATGATTCGCGATTACAGATATATTCCTATTGAAAAAATAGAATATTTATTAACAAAAATTTATCCGCGTTGGTGGGTTGAAATTCGCAACACTCAGATAGTTGCTAATTCAGTTGTTGTAACAGTTCGACTACATGTTATAAATCCGCTTACAGGCGAAACAGAATGGCAAGATGGTATCGGTGCCGCACCTGTACAAACTGACAAAGGCGCAGGCGCAACCGATTGGAACGCAGTTAAAACCGATGGCGTGCAAAAAGCTGCACCCGCCGCTGAAACTTACGCCGTTAAAGATGCTGCCGAAAAGTTTGGTAAAATATTTGGGCGCGATGTTAGCCGCAAAGGCAGCATGAATTATACTGATTTACTGAAAAAATCTGATTTTAATAGTGAATTAGAAAAATAAATTTGATATTTCAATTTTTCATCTTACCTTTGCCTCAACGGCGGTTCATCCGCTTAACCGCTGTTCATAAAGTGCAGCGGTTTTTTTATTTGAAATGTTAACAGATGTTACGGCAAGTGTAACACGCAAAACGTTGATAATCATTACATGTTACGCGTTAACAGCTGTTACGGCAAAAACTACGCACATACACACACATACACACGTGTGAAACAATATTAAAACACACACACATATGTGTAGAAAATAGTGTAACATGTGTAACAGTGTAACATACTATGATTATCAATACTTTATATGTTACATTAAGTGTAACAAGTGTTAACAATAATAATATAAATAATAAATAATATAAAATAATAAATAAACTTTAAGATAGATATAGGCTTAAAACGTATTTAAACGGCATTTTAAGGCATTTTTATTATAAAGTGGTATATAGACATCAAAAAGTATTTAAAGTTGCTTAAAACGAAAATAAATAATAAATGGCACGACCTTTAAAGTTTAACGACCCAATAGAATTAGAAAATAAGATTGAAGCATACTTCGAATTTTGCCAAAAACGTACAAAAAAAGAAGTTGTAAAGACACGCGACTATTTTGAAGTTATTGATATGCCAGACCCAATTCCCTATACTGTTTATGGTCTTGCAGATTTCTTAGATTGCGATGCAGACACGCTTTTAAACTATCAAACAAAGGATAGTTATTCGGTAATTATTGCGCGCGCAAAGCATAAAATCCTAACAGATAAGGTAGTTAGGGGCTTAGATGGAAAATCAAATCCTGCAATTACAAAACTATTGTTAGGTTATAACTATGGCATAGTAGAACCGAAGGGCGAAACGCAAGACGACAAAAACATTAACATAAACATTCAGTATCCACCTGAAGCTAAGTAGTGCCGCGTAACATAGACATACAACTGTTTAAGCCGCACACAGGGCAAAA